CATCTGTTGGTAATAATAATTTAATTTACCAAGGTAAATTTAAAGAATATCCAGTATATACTTCAATTGGTGAGGCTTTTGAACAAATTACCATAACGAATGATCCATCTAATAATGGTGAGTTTGATAAATTCATTGACAACAACAACATATTTGTGTTTGTTAAAGATATTTACACGGGTGTATGGTCTCAATGGAATGAAACATCAAG